ATAATAAAAATTGTTACGAAGTTGTACAATTTATGTTTTAAATAATTATAATAAATGAAATTTATTATAACTAATATAGCAATATTTGCAATTGTATTTATAATTGTCTTACTATCGGATCGCAAAGAAAAATATTGTGTTGATATATCTGGAGGATTTAAGTCATGTGACTGCAGTTCTTATGAGGAAATTTTATAGAAAAAAAATCTAGGTATAATTCGAAGTTCGTCAAAATTAATAGTATTAAAATATTCAGATAGTTTGATTCTTGCAGTACTAATATCATTCGAGTTAATAATTTGTAAAGCAATAGCTTTATATTTTTGCAAAACAGGAATATTAATTACTGGATTAAATATCTGTAAAATAACATAAAATTTTAATAGATTTTCTAGAATAGAAGATTTTAACGGCTTTTTAATAAATCCAAATATTTGGGCAAATATATAAAAAACTATTGTTTTATATTCAGCATCATTGAATATTTTGTATAAACTATCTACACTTTTTTTGGAAACATAAGATAAAATATTTAAAACTTCTGGAGTAAAAGATTGTTTCAGATATTTTGATATAATATATTTAAGTTTATTCTTATATTCTTTTTTCTGTCGTTTATCTAATTTTTTAATGATTAATCTTTGTCTAATATTATTTTGATATATATCATCTACACAATCCCATTTTTTTTCAACAACATTAAAAATACCTGCAGTAGTAGCAATTTTGACATCAGATATTTCAGTTTTAAATTCGTTATTTATATTTGCAGGAAAAACCAAATAAAGAGATTTTCCAGGACCCATTCCTCTTGTTTTCAAAATCTCTTCTTGTATAAATTCTTTTATATTAATATAATCCATTCTTATCTGCTGATAAAATCTATTAACATGAATATCATATGTATTTGGAAATAATATAGAGGCATGTATTTTCTGTCTCTCTACAACGCTCCCTTCTAAAGTTAATAATCTTTTTCTAATGACATCTTTTTCCCTTTTATTTTCTCTCAATTTTAAAGCTGTCATAAGTTCTATATCATGTAAAATATAATCCCTGCTAGCAATATTTGTTAAACAAAAATATTTTTTATTATTTAACAAAAAGCCAGTTCCTATCTTTTTATAATCATCAAAAACTTCTCCACCGAATTTTTTGTGTTCGACTAAAACAATATCGATTAATCCATCAATTTCAACATCGTATGTAGCTTCATTTATACCATATGAATAATAGAATTTTGATATTTGTTTTGATTCTATATTTGAATATAAATTTTTTAGAGTATTTGGTAAATTTAAACTTCTGGAATTTTGAAGAATTATTTTTTTCTCGTCTTCATTAATAATATGAGTGTATAAAAATCTGGGATCATCGTCAGAAAAATATAAACCTAATGTTTCTAATTCTTCTTTAATTTTATCTATCCCATTAGGTTCATTTCTTAATTTTTCTATATCTAATATGTTTATTTTAGTTTTTGAATATTCATTAATTTCTGATAGTTTGATTCCTATTCTTACCAGATTTACATCAATCATTCGATCACTTTTATATTCTTTTTCATCCAAGTTTTCTGTACATTGTTTACTTATTTTTGGCATTAAAACAAATTTTTTAAAAAAAGGAAATGATTTTCCTTTAAGTTGTTTATTTACTATTGTAGATAATCTGTCTAAATTTATAAATTCTGACATATTGTAAAAACTTATACCTAATATCTGACACATGAAATTTGTTTTCATAAAATTTTGCAAAACATAAGTATATAATTCTGCGTAATTAGATGTTCCAAATTCTATGATTGCAGAACATATGACATGATATAAAAGACTAAATGATTCATAAAAATCTCCTTTTTTAAAAATAAATTTTGTATCAATATCAGGAGTATAAAATCTCTTATCTTTAGTGAGATAATGATTTACTGATTCTCCTCCAGTTATTATCAAACGAGGTGTATAACCGTGTTTTTTTAAAATAGAATTTGCCAGATCTATACATTCGTATATTAAAGGTCTGAATACATTTGTAATTATTGATAAAGCAAGTGTATATCTGTTATTTTCTCGTTCTAATGATATTTCTTGTATTGTTTTATTTTGTAAAATGCATTTTTTTGTATCATTAACATAATTATAATTTGCTAATAAATTTCTAAATTGATGATATATTGTAGTTGTATGCAATTCTGGAAAAGGACTGTACGAATCGAAATATTCTTCATAATTAATTTTATGTTCATTATATAATTCGTAATTTTTATATTTATAAACATGTATCTTTACACATGTTAAGAATCTTGCAGGATTTATCAACATTGTCTGATCTAAATCAAATTTAATTTTCCATCCATTGAAACTTTTGTTAACATATTTACATTCTTCATCAGGTGTTAACAAACAATAAGCCATTGCATTAGCTAAATTATAATCATCTCTTGTATATAATTTGTTATACATTCCATACATTTCGTTTAATTGAACCCAATCATCTTCATCTTCAATTTTTGCTATATCTCGAACAGTATCTGTTACTATATATTCGTATACAAAAGCATAACAATTCCTAGATTTTGAAGTATATAATTCATTCACAATATGCATTTTAGCTTGGTTTTCATCAGATGTAAACCAAGCATAAGGTTTTGACGGAATACTATTATTATTTTGTAATAAAAATTTCGAACCATGATATAAAACTGTATTTTTTTTCAAAATATATTGTTTATCAAACCATGGATTTTCCTTTTTTTCATTCATCGTAAAATTTCTTTTGATTAGATCGCTTTGTATTTGTTTAATTTCTTCTTCTTTAAAAAATACTTGATTATTAACAATATAATTATAAGAATTTGTATCTTGTCTAATATTAGCATATGTATGAAGCGTTTCCATAAGTTGTCTTAACGAAGTAAAAGAAACCCAAGATCCATTTTTTTCAATATAATTTGATTTATATAACGATTTGTTATTCCAGATTGGAAATATATCGAACTGTTTTGTATATCTACGAAATTCTTCATCATCATTTAAATGAAAATATTCTGGAGGAACATTAATGACATTTTGTTGGCGTAATAAATTATAAGTGTTTCTTGCATAATGTATGATATCTGATTCTTCTTTACCTGATATACGTGCTTTAAAAGATTTATTAAAAAAGTTATAATCTTCAGATTTTTTTATACCATAATAAAGATTGTATACCAATATTAACCAGGGATCGTTGTTTAATAATTTTTCATAAAAATATTTGTTTATTGTTTCCTCTGTGTATATGTTATTTAAATCATCCATTTATTATATAATAAATGGATGATTTAAATTTTAATACTATTAAAAATGCGCTAAACACATTTGATATGCTTCTTTTAAAGATTGCATCTCCTACAAAAAATAATATTCATACTTTTTTTAATTTTTTAGATATATTTTCTTTGACAAATCCTTGGTATTCTAATGAAAATAATTTTACGTATTGTGAAAATTACAAATTAAAAAATGTTCTCGATACATATTCTACTATTGAAGAAGATGATTTAAATTTAAATTTCATTCAAATTATATATTGTTTAATTAAAAATCATACAAGTGGAAAAACTGCAACTTTAGATACACCACTTTTTTGGATATGTGTAGCGTATCATTGCAATAATAAGGAAAAAGAATTATTCAAAACTGGAAATATAGATATTTCAAAGATTAAACAAAAACTTAAAAAATAGGTTTAAAATTTTGTATAATATATTATACAAAAATGGATGAAAATATTTCTATTAATCTAGATGAAAAAAGTTGTTTAATATGTTTAGAATCTGAAGGTTACATATATAATAAAAAAAAATATTATTCTTGTAACTGTAATATATTATTTCATGAAAAATGTTTTGATGATTACATTAAGAATTATAATAATTGCCCTATATGTAAAAAAATAAAAATTAATATGTCATTCAAATATTTAATTGAAAAAATTATTCAAAACGAAGATCGTCGAAACATTGCTTTTAAAAATATATTATCTGGATTTAAATTATTTACATTTATTTTAAATTTTATACAAGTATATCTATTCTTTTTATTTTTTCTAAATATACCATATTCTGATAAAATACAATATTTCCTATTTTATTTTTTCCTTGCAATGTCGATACCTATATCAATTGGAAATATATTATTTTATGTAATTATAGATTGCTTTAAAATTTATAATTTAAATGGAATTCTTACAAACTTATATTTAAGGAATTTTCTTTATATACCTTATATAATATGGGAATTTTTAAACTCTGTTGCAATTTATTTTTCGTTCTTTTTTATAAGTGTAAATACTATAATTTTTTATGGCATTATAGTATTTACAATAAATATTTGTATAAAAATCATGATACTTATATTACATATATTAGTTTAATTTCAAAAATCTGTTATATCTCGTGAAACAGGATAATCGCTATTTCTTGCACCCCTTAACATTAAAGTTCGAATTTTTTTATTTTCATTCCCTTCAATTTCACAATATGTCTCTTGAATATAAGAGATAGGCAATTCCAAAATTTTTACTTTACCATTTTCATCTACTGTTTCAGTTTCTACAGTAATAATATCGTTATTATCAAAATCAATATCTTGCAATTTATTCAATAAATGATTAACTGTAGGTTTTTCTAGATACATCTTTGTAAATTTACTTACTCCAAATATCAAATCCACAGAAAGAAAATTTTCTTCCATTTTAAGCTCATATTCATAATAATCATTTTCTCTATATACATCATTAATTTTCCAGGGACGGTTATAGTATTTTGTTAAATATTCTAAGAATTTTCGAATATTAAAACTATAATGATAAAGAATAATAATTCTATCGGTATTTTTAATAGATGAAAAAGAATTTATAATAGTTGTAAATGCAGAATTTCCTAAAGCTTCACAATAAGTCTTTGGAATCTTAAAGACACAAAAATCTGGATAATGAGTAATTTCCATTTTTATTTAAAAAGATGAAACACTTTTAAATTCAATTTTATATTGTACAATATAAAATTTTGAAATACATCGAATAAGAGATTTATAAGACAGGGAAACCCAAAGCACCACCAGAAATACGAATGATGTTATTATTAATGGTAGTGGTTATGAATCGATAAGTATTTGGAAAGTTTGCACCGGACAATGCAGCGCCCGCGCCATTGGCAGCAGTAATAGCACCTTGAGATGCAACAGGAGCAATGCTAACATTAGTAAGTTTACCATAGTTAGTAGAACCTTTAGGATCCAAGCAGATGAAATCCAAAGAATACGAATACATGTGATATCCAGTTTCCAATGGAATAACAGGTGCATGATACCATGGTTGAACCAATGAATAATAATCAGAACCCATATTAGATAATCTAGCAGTACTTTCATATGTAAGAGAAGTTGTATTAATAGGATCAACAGCTCCTGCAGGAGAAAAGTTTACACTTGTAAATGTGGGTGATCCCATTCCAGCAATTGGTACTGGAGTTGCACTTGTGTAATTAGACCATTCAGGTACAACTGTAGTATTTCTGCAAGCAAAGAATAATACTTTAATAGCATGTGAGAAACGGAGATCGTAAGAAGGAGTAGTATTTGTAAGAGGATTAAATGTTTGAAGAGGAGCTGTTTGTACTTGTTCAATGAGAATATTACGAGGAGCGCAAGCCATTCGTTTACGTTCGTCATTGGATACAATAGCATAATTAGCCCATGTTTGACATAATTGTAATTGAGGAGCAACTCCACCATTAATATAAGTAAGAGGACATTGAGTAGAAGGAGGAGATCCAACTGGGGTAGGAGAAATATCAAGAATGAGCAAATCTGACCAGTTACGGAAAGAATAGTTAATTCTCATTTCATTATATGGTAATGCAGCAGTCGGTAATGAAACACCGCTATCACGAGTAAAAAATAAAGGTAAAGGTAAATTGAGAGTGAAAGATTGAAGAACAGTTTGAGGAGAAGTCATATCTTCAAAATCCCCAATCATATTTTTATAACCATTTAATTTTCCAGCAGGAACTGTGAATGCAGCCCAGAAATCGAGATGATAATTATCAAATCGAGCAGCTGAAAGATCGTTAAATGTGATACAGCAATCCATAATAAGATTATGCATAAAGTTTCTGGTCCATCTAATGCGATAACCTGCAGAAGCATATTGTTCGCCAAGGGTGATTTGAGGAGTAGAAACTCGCAACCATACAGCTGTAAGATAGTCTCCTGCACGGGAGATATTTACAGCATGATCTGTTCCAAAATCTCCGTTACCACTTGATCTTGATAAAACAACAGGAACAAGAGTAAACCATGTAGATTTTCTTGTTTCACGGACAAAATATGCAGTGGCCGAAGGACCACCATAAAGATACTTTTCAAGTTCATCATAAGTGGCCAAATCAATAAAGCCAGAAGTGATGTTAGAAGTACAAACTGTAGCAGATGACATTTTTAATAAATAGCAAGAAAGAAAAAAAAATAAAAAAATCTGAAAGTTCGTCTTTTAAAGAAAAAATTTTCTATTATTACACATGGATATCACAGAAATAGATATTTTAGGTATTCATACCAAAATTCAACATTATTTTGATGATGAAATACAGAGAATTCCGATGTATGTCAAAAGATTAAATGATTTAAAAGATACTTTAAATTCTGGAAATTTGCAATATCATTCAAAAATCGAAATAGAAAAAAATATAATAGAATTAGAAAAAAATATTAAAAAAATTAATTCCAGAGAAGATTATAATTTTTATTTAATAGAAACTGCAGATCTCATAGACAAGTACATTGAAATATTAAAAACTCCGATGAAAATATCTTTTTGCGGAGTTGTGCAAAAAGATGATGGTGTTAAGAAAGAAATAATTAAAAAATACATAGATATAGCTCAAAAATTCTATAAAATTGATATTAAAAATGTTGAAAAAAAATACAAATTTTTATGTCCATCATGTCCAAATAAAAAAGATTATATAAAAGAAGAAAATGTATACATTTGTACTGAATGCGGAGCGCAAGAGGAAATATTACAGCATACAACATCATACAAAGATTCTGACAGAGTAAACATTTCCACAAAATATACATATGACAGAAAAGTCCATTTTAGAGATTGTATAAATCAATATCAAGGAAAACAAAATTGCACAATAGAACAAAAAGTGTATGATCAATTAGAAGATGTTTTTGAAAGACATCATTTACTTTTGGGTGATAAAAATTCCAAAAAAGAATACAGATTTTCAAATATAACAAAAGAACATATATTAATGTTTCTAAAAGAATTAGATTTTCCGAAACATTATGAAAATGTTACTTTAATACATTCAGTAATGACTGGGAAAAAACCTGATGATATTTCATATTTGGAAGATAAATTACTTCAAGATTTTGACATCTTGGTTGAAACATATGATAAACATTTTAAAAATAAAGTTGAAAGAATTAATTTTATTTCAACTCAATATGTTTTATATAAATTGTTACAAAGACATGGACATGTTTTTAAGAAAGAAGATTTTTTTATATCAAAAACTATGGATCCTAAATGTTTTTATGAAAAGATTTGTCGTGAACTGTTTGCAATATTAGGGTGGAATTTTGTAAATTAATTTTATTATAATATTTATTATAAAATGCCTCCAATTCCAGATAATAAAAAACTTTATAATAAAATTAAATCTATAGCGAAAAAAAAATTTAAAGCATGGCCTAGTGCATATGCATCTGGATGGCTTGTTAAAGAGTATAAACGTCAGGGTGGTACTTACTCTGGAGAAAAATCGAAAAAAACAGGATTACCAAGATGGTTTTCAGAAAAATGGATAGATGCATGTGCTTTTAGTAAAGGGAGAATTAAATCATGCGGAAGACCCTCGTCAAATATTAGCATGAAAGAATGGATTAAAAAATATCCATATTGTAGACCTATGAAAAGAATTACTTCTCAAACACCAAAAACAGTTTACCAGATATCTAAAAAAGAATTAGAAAAAAGATGTAAAAGTAAAAGAAGAAATCCTAGTAAAAAAATTCAGCCTTCAAAAAGAAAATCCAGAAAAAAAACATCCAGAAGGAAAACATCTAGGAAAACATCTAGAAAGCCTTCAAAAACGAACTCTAGAAAATCTAGTAAAAAAACATCCAGGAAAACATCTAGAAAGCGTTCAAAAAATAATTAAATTGAACTCTTTATTGTAATGAAATTGTATTTTTCATCAATTAATAAGTTTTCTTTATAACGCCAATCTTATAATTTAATAGGAAAAGATAATCACCAGTTGACATTTACATAAAGAAGTAATATTATTTTCAATCTTAACTACATGCATTTCCATGACGGCAATACCATTTATTTGCTCCTGTAAATTCAAATCCTAAATGCAGAAGAAAACCAGTTAACATAAATGATAATACCACGCTTGGCCAGAAGTGATATTTTTTGAAATTAAATTTTTTATCAAATATATACATCATTATTGTCGATATAATAAAACCTACTATACCTGTTACAATTGCTACAACTATTGCTTCGAATAATAATTTCATTTATAATAAATGAAATTAAAAATATTAGATGGAAAATATGTATTGTCAAAAACTGCCGATAAAGAAAAATTATCTGTTACTCTTAAAAAAACAAATAAAGGATATTCTTTATTTGCATCCAAAAATATCAGAAAAGGAAAAATAATTGCATATTATAAATTTAAAGTTTATAGATCTGATCGATCGCATACGCCTGTAAATAAAGGAATGTATGCTATAATTTTATATACAAAATCTGGAAGATTTTCAAATACTTTTATAGGAGATATATCAGAAGAATGTCTGGAACCGCCCAAAAGAAATATTCCTTTTTGGGCTTATTTTAGTAATGAACCATCTTTTAATCAAGAAAGTAATTGTTTTTTAGATCCAAATATTAAAGGTAATTATAAAGATCGAAAAAAAATTAAAGAAGGAGATTATATGATTTACAGATTAATAGCAAGTAGTGATATAAAACAAGGTGAAGAAATATGTTGGTGTTATGGAGATCAATATGAAAGAAATTACAAAACTCCATGTTCTCAAATTTCGTAAATTTCGATTGAGTAAATTTCAGATTTTTCATTATTACTTTCCTCTTTTGCATATTTTAAATTATATAAATTTAAGGTACTTAATACTAGACTTGTAAAAGATATTGTTGTTAAACCTTCGGGATTTGTTGTGTGTGTTTTTAATTCGTATTCGGATTCAACATTTTGCAATTTAAATATTATTCCAGAATTAAAT